TTTATCTGAATCAAGTGACATTAAGTGTGTTTGTGTCTCGCCTTTTTTTGAACGTACAACATTAGTATTTTTTCTTGGGTCAATAACACGTTGAACAAAATCTTTATTTTTATTTTCTTCAGATTCAAAAAGACCTTTTATCATCTCTATATTTTTTTTATTTAATAAATCTTCTGTTTGTTTTTTTGCTTTCATTATTTTTTACTTTCTAAAGATGCATTTACTTGATCTCGTAATCCTTTTAAATATTTAATCATCTGTACTGCACCCTGTGCTTTATATATGTCTACAGGATCTGTAGCCTGTTCCATAGTTCTATGCTGTGCCTCTAGTAATACATCTAAATGTTCTTTAAATGCACTCCAACTATTAGGTTGGTTGACTAGCCCCTTGAGCTTGTGGAGGTACTTGTGGTTTTGGTTGTTGTTCATTTCCTGCAAATCCTTGTTCTCCTGGTATTGGTGCTTGACCTACACCAATATTACCACCGCCTCCTCCTGTTGGGTCCATTACTCCTAAACCTTGTGCTTGAGGAGGTGGAGCAGGTGGGGTAGGTGGCTGTTGTTGTTTCATAATCTCTGCTTGTCTTGCAGCTTCTGCCATATCATTAGTTACTTTATCTGGATCAAGCTCCATTGATTTAGCAATCTCTCTAATTATATATGGAAACTTAGCAAAAGGTTGTAATGCAGGATTACTTGCTACTTGTAAAAATTGCATTAGTCTTTGACTTCGTACTTCATTAGCCATTAAACTTTCTGTACCTCTAGCCTTTACTTCTAAATCACCTTTTATTTCTGGTGAATAATCAAACTGCATATTAAATCTAAAGAAAGCTTCACCTATTGGTTTTAATAAATAATCATCTGTATTTTTAATTACAGTTTTAATTGAACCAGATGCAGCATTCATTAACATACTAATACCACTAGCTGTTCTACCTACACCAGATACACCAGTTTGCCCATGAGCAAATGATGGAAATCCTGTAGACTCATCAGCAAGTACTCTTGCTTTATCAAACAATTGCATATTTTCTGCAGATACATTTGGAAACTTAGTTCCAAAGATACCTTGACCTGGAGCACCCCCTTGTCTTCTAAATACTTTTCCTGGATATACAGATAAATCTTGTCCAGGCACAAGGTTAGTCTCATCTACTTCAAAGATAAGATTACCAGATAAGACCGCATTATCGACCGCCATACGCATAAAACCATTCATCAAAGTTTGTGTATCGTCCATGTTTTCTGCGATACCGATCCCGAATAAAGAGTAGGGGTTTAGTTCGTAGGGTACAGCATAATACGGAATTTTTGCAGGTTTAAATGGGTTAAGTACTAATCTAATTATTTTATTATTACATACCCATACATTAGCTTGTAGTTCATCTAAACCATCAAGTTCTTTTGGAATATCTACATCATTTTCTTCAAGCATAGATCTTTCTATCATGCCCCAAAATTCTAATACTTCAAATCGTTGCACTCCTTTATCAACTTGATAATCATTTAAGTCATCTTCCCAATATTTTTTATAGTAAGACTCTCCTAAACTTACAACTTCATCAATTACATTATCTCTAAAAAAAGGTCTTTTCTTTAATGCTCTCATTTGAGAACGACTTAACTTATGTCTTTCTACTACATATTCAGCTTCATCCATATTATCAGCATCAGGATCTGGATAAAAATTCCAAACACTTACATGGGATGTTGATGGTACTGTTTTAATTACAGGATTATAATCACCATCATCTCCCCAATTAGGATATTCTTTATCAGTAGCAAATGGCCCTTTCATAATACCTGTACCAAAAAGTGCCATTTCAAATGCTGTAGATCGTAATTGCTTTGATGCATTACTTTCATCAAGCTGATCCATTATTTTCTTTTCCATATTTTTAGCTGCTATCATAGCAGGGCTAAAAGTAAATGCAGTTCCTGTAGTACCAACTCCTTCTTTTAAATTTTTTATTGGTTCTAACATATCTTCTAGAGGCCCAAGTTTTTCTCTTAATGTATATATAGTTGCACCTGGTGGTAATTTTTTACCGTCTCCTGCATAGCCATACATACCTTGCATAGATCTAGGTATTGGAGCCATCTTAGCAGGTGTATCTTCTTGTGGTGCTTTAGGATCAAAATGAACATCAGATGCTACACCTTCTGGTAGCACTGAAGGTTCTATACTAATTGGAAATCTATTGTTAGAAAATAATACATCTGTTATTTGACTATATGCAGCAAGAACTTTTGTTTTAGTTACTTTAACAAATATTCTACTTTTTTCTGTTTCAGTAAATTGAACATCTGGTCCATAGATACCTCTATAATTTCTATAAGCTCGTAGCCATCTTTCTTCATCTATTCTTCTAGAATCTTCTGCTCTTGTAAATTGTTCCATAACAAGAGCAACCATAGAATTTTCTATAGTTTCTTGCTCCATTCCTTCTCTATCATCTAATGCTACTTGCTCGTCTATATATTCTTCTGCCATATCTAATATCCCATAACTTTATCTGATGGTGTAAAGCTAGATACCTTTGCTGTATTAGGATCATAATCCCATAGGTTTGATCTAGGTCTACTCATTACTCCATATCTCAAAGCATCATATAAGTGATCCTCTGATTTTGTATCTATATCCTCTGCATTTCTTTTATCTAAAGGTATCACTGGTAATTGTGCAATTAAATTTGTACAGTTACTAGTTATAACCAATCTTGGCTCTTCTGTAAACTCATCTATTTGTAATCTACTATGTATTTCATTTTTACCTGCTATACGACTACCTGCACTTCTATCTGCAGGTCGCCATCTACACCCTTCTATAATCATAGTTTCTGCAAGTGACGGGCCTGTATCCCCTCTTTTATGCCAACATGATGAATCAAGTATTCCACAACGTATTGTTCCATCATTTTCTTCTGCCTCTAATACCATATGTGCTAAATCTTTAGCTAATACTTTACTTACATATAATTCTCTATAAACTATTAGTTGTTCTGATGGTGATACAGCAAACCAAACAACAGCAGAATAACTTCCATATCCATAATCACAAGCTCTAAACTTTACCCAGTTTCTTGGTATATCTACTGGGTCTATAACATGTATTTCTCTGTTAAATTCTGGAAATGCTGCACCTTCTGCTACATCCCAATTCCCTTCTAATAGTTGTTTTCTCTGATGCTCTGGTAAAGAAAGCAACATTGTTTCATAATCACCCTGTTCAGAAAGAAATGGATTATCCTGCAATGATGCAGGTATAAACCTTCTTTTAAATAATGGTTCACCTTCTTTACTATGTCCTTTAGGGTATGCTAAAGGTTCACCTGTCTCTATATTAGTAGCCCAAAAAGAATCTCCTGCAGGTGCAGGGTCAATAAACATTTTTTTTACCCATGAATGACCTGGCCCACCTGGGTTTGTTGTTGCTCTAGCATAGATAGGCAAGTCTTTTGCAGTACTTCGTAGTCGGGATCTCATATAATCCCATGCAAAAGGTGTTGCCCACTGCGTTAATTCGTCAAAGCCTACCCAACTAAATGCTAAACCCTGATACCTTAGTACATCTTCGTCCCTATCTAGGTAAGAAAACCACAATCTAGCCCCATTTGGTGCTACCCATTGCATTTTTCTTTCTGACCACTTAATGCCTGGGTATATCTGGGGGTACATTTCCTGACTTTTCCAGATAAGTTCTCTTAATTCCTCTGTAGTATGTCGCAATAGCAATCCACTAAACTGTGAATGCCCCATATATCGTAGTGGATCTGCTAACATAGCATAGGATTTACCACCACCTGCTGCACCACCGTATAAAACTTCTCTTTCACCTGCTGCTAAGAACTTAGTTTGTGGTCCTGCATTAGGTTTAAATATTACATTTTGTTCACTTAAATCTATTTGCTCTTTAGCAGACTTTTCTAGCACCATTGGCTTGGGCTTCGAGGTTCTTTTCTTGCCTGTAGCCTTTGGTTTTTTCAAATTTTTCCGCAAGTTTGAGGGCTTTTTCGAGCCTTCTGGCCCACTGCCTAAATACTTGAGCTTTGCGGTTGTTTCGTCCTTCATCTTTTACTCGTTTCAATAGTCCCATATGTGTAATAGATCTTCCTGTAACAGTAGTTAACCAAGCAGCCACCTTTCTAGATGAGTATTGTTTAAGATACTGCTTTGCTTTTTCCAAAGCTTGTAACTCTTCTGGAATAGGATCAAAGATAGATTTATCTTCATCATTTATTTTATATCCA